CTGCTGCGCGAGGCCTTCATCGATGGCTGTTTCGACTATCAGAAAGACTGGTACCGGGCTGGCAATCAGCGCACACGTGTCATCCTCAAAAGCCGGCAGATCGGCGCGACTTACTACTTCGCCCGCGAGGCGTTCATCGATGCGCTGGACACCGGGCGCAATCAGATTTTCCTGTCGGCTTCGAAGAACCAGGCCTACCTGTTCCGGGGCTACATTCAGGCGTTCTGCCGCGAGATTATCGGCGTCGAGCTGACTGGCGATCCCATCGTTTTGCCCAACGGCGCCGAGCTATTTTTCCTTGGTACCAACGCGCGTACCGCCCATGGCTACCACGGCAATTTCTACTTCGATGAGTTCTTCTGGACGTTCAAGTTCGAGGAACTGAACAAGGTCGCCTCGGGCATGGCGATGCACAAGAAGTGGCGCAAGACCTACTTTTCCACCCCATCGAGCATGGCTCACGAGGCGTACACCTTCTGGACGGGCGAGCGCTTCAACAAGGGCAAGCCCGCCGCGCAGCATACGAAGGTGGACGTGTCCCACGGGGCGCTTCAGCAGGGGCGGTTCTGCGAGGATCGGTTGTGGCGGCAGATCGTCACGATTCTGGACGCGGAGCGGGGCGGTTGTGACCTGTTCGACATCGAAGAACTGCGCCGCGAATACAGCCCCGAAGCGTTCGCCAACCTGCTGATGTGTGAGTTCGTCGACGACGGCGCGAGCATCTTCCCGCTGACCCTGTTGCAGTCGTGCATGGTGGACAGTTGGGTCGAGTGGGCTGAGGACTACAAGCCGTTTGCCATGCGACCGTTCGGCGACCGTCAGGTCTGGATCGGTTACGACCCCACCGAGACGGGCGACTGTTCCGGCCTGGTCGTGGTCGCGCCGCCACTGGTACCGGGTGGCAAGTTCCGCATCCTCGAACGCCACCAGTTCCGAGGCATGGACTTCGCTGCACAAGCCGCATTTATCAAGAGCGTCTGTGACCGGTACTGGGTGACCTACATCGGCATCGACGTGACCGGTCTGGGCAGCGGCGTGGCCCAACTGGTGCGCCAGTTTTTCCCGGCGGTGACCACCTTCAGCTACTCGCCCGAAGTCAAAACTCGCCTGGTACTCAAAGCCTATGACGTGATCCACAAAGGCCGGCTCGAATTCGACGCTGGCTGGACCGACATGGCCCAGTCGCTGATGGCGATCCGCAAGACCGTCACCGCCGGCGGACGCCAATACACCTACACCGCCGGCCGCAACGACAACACCGGCCACGCCGATCTGGCCTGGGCACTCTTTCACGCATTGCACCACGAACCGCTTGAGGGGCAGACCACTGCCAACACCGGGCGCATGGAGATCTATTGATGACCGAACAACTCGCCAGCCAGACGTTGCCCGCGACCACACTCGCTACTGGAGCGGGAACTCAGGTGTTTTCCTTCGGCGAGCCGACGCCGGTGCTGGGAGGCCGGGAGGTTTTCGATTACTTGGAGTGCTGGTTCAACGGGCGATGGTATGAGCCGCCGCTGTCGCTGGATGGGCTAGCCCGGTCGGTGGGGGCGAGCGTGCACCTACATTCAGGGCTGATGTTCAAGCGCAACCTGTTGAGCAAGACGTTTATCCCGCATCCACTGTTGTCGCGAGCTTCGTTTGAGCAGTTTGCCTTGGACTTTTTGTGTTTGGGCAATGGGTACCTGGAAGGGCGCCGCTCGCGATTGGGTGGGGTTAGGAAGCTGGAAACACCGTTGGCCAAGTACATGCGCGCCGGGCCGGATGGGCAGTTTTACCAAGTGCATGGGTGGAAGGATGAACACGCGTTTGAGCCGGACAGCATTTTTCACCTGCGTGAGGCGGATCTGCATCAGGAGATTTATGGGCTGCCGGAGTGGATCAGTGCTTTGCAGTCGGCGTTGCTGAACGAGTCGGCGACGCTCTTTCGGCGCAAGTACTACGAGAATGGGAGTCATGCTGGGTTCATCTTGTACATGACTTATGCGGCGCAGACGGAGGCGGATATTGACGCGTTGCGCAAGGCGCTGAAGGAATCGAAGGGGCCGGGGAATTTCCGGAATCTGTTTGTTTACTCGCCGACTGGAAAGAAGGACGGGATTCAGCTGATCCCGGTCAGCGAGGTGGCGGCTAAGGATGAATTCAACTCGATCAAGAATCAGACGCGCGATGACGTGCTGGCGAGCCTGCGCATACCGCCGCAGTTGATGGGAATTGTTCCGCAGAACGCGGGTGGATTTGGGTCGATTCGGGAGGCAGCGCAGATCTATGCTGCCAATGAATTGGAGCCGATTCAGACGCGAATGACTCAGATGAAAGGCTGGCTGGGTGAGGAGGTAATTAGATTTAAATCCTATGAGGTAGTCGGGGAGGCGTGAAAGCGCCCGCGCAGCAAATGGGGCGACGAACCGGTGCAGTCAACACCGGTTCGTTGTGAGCTGGGAACAAGCGGCTCTTGGTGGGTTATCTAAAATTTGTTTTCTCATTACTGAAAGAAAAGCCCGACAAGTGGCGCGGTTTTTCTTATCGGGTCCAAATCTTTGAGAAAAAAGCTTTGAACTCAGCTGCTGTAAATGCTGAGTCGAGAACACCATTGCAGATTCGGGCAAAAATGCCACCATCTATCGGGTCTTTAGGGACAAAAATACCTTGGTCAACAGCTTTGATCAGCTTTTTCGCTGGCTCAAGCCTACTCATCCCGTACATAACGAAGCTCGGTACTTGTATAAAGGGATGATCTCCCGGGTATAGGAGACATGTTTGGTCGTGCCTACCACCCGCTTTGACAGTAGAGATACTCACTATCAAAACCAATTGATCCTCCCCAGCAGGATCGTTGAGGAGGATAAACAGGTGTTTCAGGTCTGGCCTTTGAGGGGTTCCACTAGGAACCAAAACGGTGGCTCTACGGGTAGCTATAAACATTAAAGGCTCGCGAATATCCTATCCACTGTGTCTTGGCCTTCCAGGGCTTGAGCTGCTTCTTCTGCTTCCCCCCCATCACGGCCAAGAGCCAAAAACACATCCGCATAGCTTATTGGACGTGATGATCCGCAAGGATCTTTCCATTCGGCGCAACGATCATGTGTGTAATCCACCAAATCGTATTTACCCATGCCGCCGAAGTCAGCCCAAACGGCATTGAGAACCTCAATTTCGGCTTGGCTGAGCGCACCTAAATAAAGCTCGCCATTTTCCAAATGACAAGGCTGTAGGGCAACCTCGTAGGATTCTCGGTCAGCGACCCAGCATTGCCAGCCGTCTTCGACGGTGGGACGACTACCGTTCATCAAATCCAAAGTTCGGGACAGGACAGGTCCATTGGGCATGGAAACCATCCGATCACCCGAAATTGGCTGCTCGTACCAATCCATTGCTTGGCGATCGGCAAGATAAAGAAGCTTCATCAGCTTCAATACTTCGAGCTTTCCTCCACCCTGATGAAGGAAAAAAGCAGCCATCTGGGCAGCTTTTCTTTCGTTAAAGGCCATTTTTTTCTCCGGACATGTTCATGCGGAGCAATCTTCCATGAACGTTACGCACAGGTTGTCAAGAAACTTATCCACAACCTAAGACAACTCTGGACGGCGATTATCGACAAGTCAAATCCCTTGTCAATCACTTATGGCTTTATGACATACGTTTGTTAGGCGTAAGGCATCTTAGCCACATTTTATTCGACAGACGGCTGCCGTTTACGTTCGATAGTGGATTGTCAACGCACTGTGAATGAGTTGAATCCCAACCCAATTGATCAGCGCAGTCTAGTTTGCATCAAAAAAAGCTGTATGTACATACAGTGTTTTGGGTTGCCGGCCGATGGCTGGATGGCTTTTATGTATGACGAAGAAGCGTCATGAATTCGCCCAATGGATGGGCGAATGATGTGCTACAAGGCTGTGGCTTGAGTGGCGCGCGCCGTCGTCCCCCCACCTCGCCTCCGGGCTAAATGGGTCGTTTTTTCTGCGCCCCTGCGGACCACTTTCGGCGGCTCAGGCTGGGCGCTTGCTTGGCGTTGTGGGGAGTTGAAAGCCTGCGGAACCCTGCATCGAGGGGGTATTTCTTCGAAAGGTATGGAGGCTTTGCTGTTCAGGTAGAGGGGGGGTATTTCAAAAAGAGTAATTTCAGTAACCACGTCCTGGTAATGAGCTGGAGACCGCGTATTCCGTGGGGTTCGGTATTACAAAAAGGAGTAACAGATAAGTAATTGGAAAGGTAGTTTTTTTGCCAACCTATTGTTTTTAAAGGGTTTTTATAAGTATGCGGATTACATTTATAAAGAGTAATCAGATTACTTCAATATCACTTAAAAATTACCTTTTGTTCGGAGTATAAAGCCCTTTAAATTCAGCAGGTTGAGCGTAAAAACTGGTCAAGATTACTTATGTTACTCTTTTTTTTGCCCCCCTCTAGATTTCGAATTTCGGCCCCCTATACGTGTGATGCGCACGCGTACTGAGGTACATGCTGATGCGCGTGGGAATGGGATGGGAATGCTTTTGCTCAACTGGCACCGCTGGAGCCCTTGTATTCCGGGGCGTCGGCTTAGCGATCAAGGGTGCGGGTACTTTCGAATCTCTCCTTCACCCCCACATTCAGTACACAAAACCCCTGATTTCGAAAGAAGTCAGGGGTTTTGTGGTTTCTGGCGTCTGGATTTTATTGGCTGCGCAGTGATGTCTGCTGTGACCGATTACAATCGCGGGCTTATTTTTC